AAGATTGGGAGGAAGTATGAGCGCAACAGATACAAACCAGGAATTTAATACTGATCTTGATGATTGGTGGGGTCAATTATGGGGCAATAGAATTTGTGCAGCATCCCCTAAAGAAAAATCTAAATTAAGATTCATTGCCTTCGTCAAGAAAAATTGTAGCGACGTTGGCAGTTATGAGTTAACTGATAACGATTTAAGTAATCTTTTTTCTGAGTACATAGATCATATCAGTGACTGGTAGGTCTTGACACACACCAAAATTTTTGGTAAATTAAAAACACTTTTAACATGGAGATGAATTTATTATGATTATTGAAGGCGTAGCGTATTGGGCCAGTGTAACTTCACCTAATACAACTTATGAGCCAGTATATACTGTTAACCTAGTAATATCAGACAATGATGCGGATCGTCTAAGATCTGAAGGCATCAAGGTAGTTGATAAAGAAGAAGGTCCTACAGTAGTAATCAAGCGTAAAGTAAACGGCCCTAATAATATGATTCGTAGGGCACCAAAACTTATTGATCGCAACCGAGAACCACTTGATTGTAAGATTGGTAACGGATCGAAAGTTAAAATACAATACAAGCCTTGGGAAGTTGAGAGACAAGGAACAACCTATAAAGGTTTAGACTTCCAAGGAATGCAAGTTCTAAACTTAGTCACTTATAATATGGATGGTGATGAGTTTGAGGACGAGGGTGATGATGAGGAAATGGAACTGTGAGTGACATGAAAATCACTATCAACTCAAAAGAGTATGATTACGATTGTTTAGATTCTTTTGCTAAAGAACAAATTGAAATAATAACTGAAGTAAAAAGAGAGATTGTTTCATTGACTAATAAAATAAAAATATTAAAAGCCAGTGAAATAGAATTAACTCGACAATTAAGTTATAATTTAGACGAAGGTAGCATTAGAAAAAAACAAATTGCTGAACCAGAACAAGGGTCTTAACGGACCCTTTTTTTTGCGGAGATGAAATGAAAGAAAAAAGACACTTTGTAACATACCACAAACCTTGTAGAGTGTGCGGCAGTAGTGATGCAGTAAGTATAAACAACGATGATACGGCCCGTTGTTTCAGTTGTGAGCATTGGTATACATCATATCACGGAGAAGATAAAGTGGAAGACTTCACAGTACATCAAAGGAATAGTAAAGAAACTTCTGGATTTAAAACGGGTGGATCGTTTCAAAGTCTTAAAGATAGAAACATAGCAGAGGAAACTGCCAGGAAATATGGGGTTAAATCAGAATACACTGATGATAAAGGTAAACACTATTACCCTTATTATATTGCCAATGAAGTTTCGGGTACAAAAATAAGAAACTGTACAACCAAAGAGTTTAATTGGATAGGATCGCCTAAAGGAGTAATGCTTTTCGGACAACAGTTATTTCAAAAGGGCGGTAAGTTTTTAACTATATGTGAAGGCGAGTGTGATGCAATGGCTGCTCACGAAATGATGGATTCAAAATGGCCCGTCGTTTCAATTAAGAACGGTGTTCAAGGAGCCTTAAAAGATATAAAAGAAAACTTAGAATTTGTAGAGTCCTTTGACTTCGTAGTAATTAACTTTGATAACGATAACCTAGGGAAGAAAAAATCTATTGAAGTAGCAGATTTACTTAGTCCTGGCAAGGCTAAAATTCTAACTCTTCCAGACGAGTTTAAAGACGCTAATGATATGCTGCGTAACAATCGTAGGGATGCTTATAAATCTTCTTGGTGGAATGCTAAAGCCTATACCCCAGCAGGAGTCCTTAATATTTCTGAGATGAAAAAAGAATACTTCACTCGAAAAGAAATGGAATCAATACCTTATCCGTGGCAAGGACTTAACGATAAATTATACGGACTGAGACAAGGGGAGCTAGTTACTTTAACTGGAGGTACAGGGCTAGGTAAGTCATCTGTTACTAGAGAGCTTGAGCATTGGATTCTAAAAAATACTAATGATAATTTAGGTATCTTGGCTCTAGAAGAAAACTGGCAAAGGACAGTTGATGGACTCCTATCAATCGAAGCTAATACTAGATTATATATAAAACAAATCAGAGAAGATTATCCTACAGAAAAACTTAACATGCATTATGAAACTCTCTATGGGAAGGAAGATGATAATAGATTATGGGTGCATTCACATTTAGGTGAGCATAATGTCGATGAGTTATTTTCAAAAATAAGATATATGGTGCAGGGATTAGATTGTAAATGGATAATTGTTGACCACTTAGGAATGATGACTTCGGCTTTATCTGAGGGAGATGAGCGTAGGGCTATTGATAATATTATGACTAGGCTTAGATCTTTAGTAGAAGAAACTGGTGCGGGGCTTGTATTAGTTTCACATCTCCGTAGAATAGATGGCAACAGAGGGCATGAACAAGGTGCTGAAGTTTCACTAGCACACCTTAGAGGTTCCAATGGTATTAGTCAGATAAGTGATTGTGTAATAGCTTTAGAGCGTAACCAGCAGTCTGACGATGTTATTGAAGCATCTACAACTAGATTAAGAATACTTAAATCTAGATACACTGGAGATGTCGGCCTTGCTGGAGCCTTACATTACGACAAACAAACAGGTAGACTTAAAGAAGTTTTTGATTTTGAAGACGGTGAGGAGGTAGAACTTTGAAACAATTAGTTTTTGATATTGAAACTGACGATGTTCAAGCCACTAAGATATGGTGTATATGTTGTATTGATATAGAAACTAAACAAGAATATAAGTTTACTCCAGACATGCTTAATGAGGGATATAAATTACTACAGTCTGCTGATAAACTAATAGGTCATAATATTATAGGGTTTGATGTTCCTGTTATAGAACAACTAACAGGGGTATCTTTATGGGATAAGATTCTAGTAGATACTTTAGTTCTTTCCAGGTTATTTAATCCTGTCAGGGAAGGCAATCATGGATTAGAAAAATGGGGATATGACCTAGGCTCACCTAAGATAGAGTTTGAAGATTACGGAAATTATTCTGAAGACATGCTTAAATATTGTATGCAGGATGTAAGACTTAATGCTAAAGTGTTTGAAGCGTTAAAACATGAGAGCAAGGGGTTTTCTCCAGAGAGTGTTAACATTGAAATGGAAACCTATAAAATAATTTCTGCTCAAAGACGTAAAGGATTTTTACTAGATCTTCCATACGCCACTAAGTTACTTGGGAATCTCCAAGGTAAGATGGATAACTTAGTTACTCAGGTACATGAAACATTCTTACCTAGAAAAGAAACTAGATATCTTTATCCTAATCTAGGCAAGGCTGGAAATCTATTAAAGACTGCTACAGATAATTTTGGAAAGAACACGAGATTAGTTCCTGAAGAGTTTAAACAAATGCAAGAATTGTTTAATCAAGATGGGAAGAAAATAAAAATACCTAGGGTGGAGGTGACAGAATTTAATCTAGGATCTAGGAAACAAATAGGAGAATATCTTATTGAGTTCGGATGGGAGCCTAAAGTATTCACACCTACTGGACAACCGCAGGTAGATGAAAAGATATTATCAAAGGTAAAAGATATTCCAGAAGCATCTTTAATCTGTGACTATTTAATGTATCAAAAGAGAGTAGCGCAAGTTATATCCTGGATAGAGAAGTGCGATAAGGATAATCGGGTGAGAGCTTTTGTAAATTCTAACGGGGCAATTACAGGACGCATGACCCATAGCTATCCTAATTTAGCTCAAGTGCCTAGTTCTAATGCTCCTTACGGAAAAGAATGCAGAAGTTGTTGGACAGTCCCTAAAGGTTATACTTTAGTAGGAATAGATGCAGCACAGCTCGAACTTAGAATGTTAGCTCACTACATGAATGATCAGGAATATACAAATGAAATCATCAACGGAGATATTCACACCACTAATCAAAAACTTGCAGGACTTAAATCTAGAAGTCAGGCAAAAACTTTCATTTATGCCCTCATATACGGAGCAGGAAATGAAAAACTTGGAGCAGTGGCTGGAGGAAATAAACAGATTGGGACTAGACTTAGAAAACAATTTATTGATAATCTGCCATCATATAAAACTCTTACAGACAGAGTTGAAAGAGCGTCAGGAAAGGGATTTCTTAAAGGGTTAGATGGAAGAAAAATAACTGTAAGAACAAAACATGCAGCATTAAATAGTCTTCTACAAGGAGCAGGATCTATTGTTATGAAGCAAGGATTAATTATATTTGATAAGCATATAAAAGAAATGAAACTTAATGCAGCTTTTGTTTGCAATGTACATGACGAGTGGCAACTAGAAGTAGCCGAGACAGATGCAATTACGGTAGGCAACCTAGGTGTTCTGTCTATAATTGAGGCGGGTAAGATACTAAATTTAAAATGCCCCCTAGATGGAGATTTTAATGTCGGAAAAAACTGGTCAGAAACACACTGAGCAACCTGAACAATTAGCTTTTTTCGAGGAACCTGAATATACAAGAACAGAAAATACAAGATTATGTAACAAGTGCAACAAGTGGCTATCTAAAGAAAAGTTTTCTACTAGTAGTGGAGCTAAATATTTAAGGCGTGAATGTAATTCCTGCAATAGAGAATTACAAAAAGTAAGAGATAGACTTAGAAAGCAACACGGTATGCCAGGATTAAATTACTCATGTCCCATCTGTTTGAATAATGAAAAAGAAGTTGATGGGCTAGGAGGAAATGCAGGACCTTGGGTCTTAGATCACTGTCACGAAACAAAATCTTTTCGTGGATGGCTGTGCCATAAGTGTAACAGAGCTTTAGGGGCATTTAATGATAACAAAGAATACTTAAAAAGGGCGATAAAATATCTTGACTAAACTAAATACATTGATAGATGATATATATTCTACCATTAGTTGTATAGCTGATGGGAAAAATTTAAACATACCAGAAACTTTAGTCGCAGAGTTTGGAGTTAGAATGGAAGAAGCTCTTCTTCATTGGGCTGAACCAAGAAAACAAACTAAAGGGTTGCGTATGAGTAATATAGGCAGACCTGAAAGACAGCTTTGGTATGAGAAAAGAGATACAGAAAATGAAAATAAATTATCTCCTGACACATTAATAAAATTTCTTTACGGGCATTTGTTAGAAGAGCTTTTACTTTTATTAGTAAAACTGTCTGGACATAAAGTTACAGATGAACAGAAAGAAGTTGAAGTTGACGGTATCGTAGGCCACATGGATTGTAAAATTGATGGTCAGGTTATAGATATAAAGACATCTTCTGGAAGAGCCTTTAGTAAATTCGTAACTGGATCGTTACCTGAAAATGATCCCTTTGGATATATCGCTCAACTCTGTGGATATGAACAAGCTGAAGGAACTAATGAAGGAGGATTCTTAGCTATCAATAAAGAGTCAGGTGAACTTTCTCTCTATATCCCTGAAGAACTAGATAAAATAAATATTAAAAATAAAATAGCTAAAACTAAAGAAGCAGTTGATTTTGACACCCCTCCACCCCGTTGCTATAATGAAGAGCCTGATGGTAAAAGTGGTAATATGAAGATTAATAAAAACTGTTACTACTGTCCCTACAAATTTAAATGCTTTTCTGATTCTAATAAAGGAAAAGGATTAAGAACTTTTATGTATGCAAGAGGACCAGTATATCTTACTGAGGTTGTTAAGGAACCTAGAGTTGATGAAGTAGCATGAATAGAAAAACATACAAGAAAGTAAGAAGACATGCCGAGTTAATTCTATTAGAGTGGGTTAAAACTTTAGTTCCTGAAGAAAGTAAAGATGATATATTAGCTAACAACTTAGGAAAGTTTCTCCCTGCTGACGGTCATTTTAGTACCGACTCTGGTAACAGAGTAAACTTCTATACTAAAAGATGGGCAATTAGATCTATTAAAAAATTAATTGCCCAAGGATATATTCTTAATAATATAACAATGAGAGATTTAGAATCGACACAAAAAAGAAAGTAGCAGTTAAGAAAGGCACCAGGAAACGTAGAATAAAACGTCCATATATTAGATACAAAGGTTATGATTCTATATGGGAAGCTGTCTTACATGAATCAATTTTAAAAGATTGGAGACACCATTCTGATAAAATTTTTTATACTATAGAGCATAATTATGAGCCAGACTTTGAAAGAAAAATAGATGGTAAAGTAATATTACTTGAATCTAAAGGTAGGTTCTGGGATCATGCTGAGTATAGTAAATATATTTGGATAAAGAAAAGCCTACCTGAAAATATAGAATTAGTATTTTTATTTGCAAATCCCTCTGCCCCTATGCCAGCAGCAAAAAGAAGAAAAGATGGTACTAAAAGAAGCCATGCTGAATGGGCATCAGCTAATGGATTTAGATGGTTTAGTGAAGATAGTATACCTGATGGGTGGATAGATTCTTCTGCCAGATTGCCTAATGATAAACTTGATTTGGAAATTGAGTAAGCAATGAATTGTTGGCATTGTGATACTGAGCTTATATGGGGCGGCGATCACGATGATGAAATAAATCCTGGGGGTGGGATAATAACTAATTTATCTTGTCCCAAGTGCGGTTCTTATGTTGAAGTTTATTCACCAGATAATAATGAGGAAGAAGAATGATAAGCAGAAGAGATAAAAATGTTTGCCTTACTGATGTTGAGTTAATAGCGGTAGCACGTATTATAAAAGCCTCTTGGATTTATAAATATCCAGAGCTTAATAATATATTAAACGAATTAGAAAACGGATTGGCTCACAAAAATACTTTATTTGAAAATAAAGAAATTTCTTATGGAGATTCTACTATAAAGGAAAATACTAATGAGTTTGCATAAATCTATAAACGACGCAACTCCTGAAGAATGGGACGAGCTTGTTAAAAATACTTACGATGTAGATATAGTTAATAAACCGCCTCACTACAATAAAGGCGGAATAGAATGTATTGATGCCATAGAATCTATGCTTACACCAGAAGAATTTATTGGTTACTTACGTGGAAACTCCTTAAAGTATCGTTGGAGAATGCGCTACAAAGGAAAAGCAATAGAAGATTGTAAGAAGTCTGATTGGTATGATAATAAACTATTAGAGTATATAGAGAATAATCAGGATGTACTGGGATAAAAAAAAAGAACGTCGGCAAAAATTTAATAAACGAAACAAATCTAAAGACAAAAATAAACTTAAAGATAAATTAAAAACAAAGGAAGATAAAGATGATCTCCTCGAAAACAGGAATCCAAGATTACCTGGGAATAAGGATAGACTATGATAGAGAAAAACTTTTAGATACTTTCTCTAGCGAAACTTTAAAAGATAGATATTTCTGGGAAGAAGAAACGTATGCACAAGAAGCATATGCTAGAGCAGCAGTGTTCAGTTCAACACATGGTTCTAGAAACTTTCCTGATTATGAATTAGCTCAAAGACTTTATGACTACGCCAGTAAAAACTGGTTTATGTTTAGCACACCTATATTATCTAATGGCGGAACTACAAGAGGCTTACCAATATCCTGCTTCCTTAATTATGTTCCTGACTCTAGAACAGGTTTAAGTGAACACTATGACGAGAACATATGGTTGGCAAGTTCTGGGGGAGGTTTAGGTGGATACTGGGGAGAAGTTAGAAGTAATGGAATTGTAACATCTAATGGATCTCAATCCACAGGAACAATACCCTTCATGCATGTTGTCGATTCTCAAATGTTAGCCTTCAATCAAGGCGTAACTAGAAGAGGAAGTTATGCTGCATACTTAGATATATCTCATCCTGAAATAGAAGAATTTATAGCTATGCGTAAAACTACGGGTGGCGATTTAAATAGAAAATGTCTTAATCTACATAACGGAATTACTATTACAAATGAGTTCTTAAAAGCAGTTAAAGAAAATAATGATTGGAGACTTATAGATCCTAAAACAAAACAAGCAGTTAAAACTCTTTCTGCAAGAGAACTCTGGTTTCAGTTATTACATACTAGGGCTGAAACAGGAGAGCCTTATATTATCAATATAGATAATTGTAATGATGCTTTAAATGAATATCAAAAAAACTTAGGTCTGTATGTAAATCAAAGTAATCTATGTTCTGAAATAACATTACCGACAAGTGAAGAAAGAACTGCGGTGTGTTGTCTTTCTAGTGTAAACTTAGAATACTTTGATGAGTGGAAAGAATCTGAATTATTTGTCAGTGATTTAATAGTAATGCTTGATAATATCTTACAGCATTTTATTGATTCTGTAGTCAAAGAAGAGTTGTTTTCTGACATTCCACTTATACCTCAGAACCTAGAAGAATTTATGTCTTACGTCAAAGAGGATAAAAAAGGATATGCAAAAGCCGCTTATTCAGCATATAGAGAACGCGCAGTTGGTCTTGGAGCAATGGGTTTCCATGCTTACTTACAACGGAATAATATTCCTTTCGAGGGTATGTACGCCTCTTCCTTCAATAATAAAGCCTTTAAGTATATCAAGGAAGAAGCTAGTAGAACTTCTAAAAAGCTTGGTGATCTTCGCGGTGAAGCACCTGACATGCGTTCTAGTGGTCTTCGCAATTCTCACCTTCTTGCTATTGCCCCTAATGCTTCTAGTAGTATTATATGCGGCGGAACAAGTCCTTCGATTGAGCCTTCTCGTGCTAATATATTTACACATAAAACTCTGACTGGTTCTTACAAAGTAAAAAATAAATATCTTAAAAAGCTATTAAAGAAAAAAAGTATAGATACAGAAGAAACCTGGAAACAAATAGCTGCTGATGACGGCTCTGTCCAAGGAATAAAAGAACTTTCTCAAGAAGAAAAAGAAATATTTAAGACAGCCCCAGAAATAAATCAGATATGGTGTGTAGAACATGCATATCAAAGGCAAGAATATATATGTCAGAGCCAGAGTGTTAACTTATTTTTCAACCCTCCTCCCGCAACAGAGGATCAAGAAATACACGATGAGTTCCTAGAGTACGTTAATAATGTACACTGGGTTGGGGCTAACAAACTTAAATCTTTATATTATCTAAGATCTAATTCTGCAAGGAATACAGAAAATGTTAATGTAAAAATACCTAGAATAAACTTAGAAGAGGAGGCATGTTTAAGCTGTGAAGGTTAGATTAATTAGTCAAAGTGTAGGAATTAACGGCGAGTCAATAAAAGATTTAATTATTTATTGTGCAAGAGTTAGTAATCCTGAGTCTCAAGAAGAAGGTAAAGGTATTAATAAACTTTGGAGATATCTTAAAAAGCATGGGCATTGGAGTCCATTTGAAATGGCTAACGTGTGCATGGAAATAGAGTGTACTAGGGATATATCAAGGCAGCTTATTAGACATAGGAGCTTTTCATTCCAAGAGTTTTCTCAAAGATATAGTGATCCTATACTTGAAGGACTATCCTTTCCTTTACGTGAAGCTAGGTTACAAGACTATGAAAATAGACAGAACTCTAAGTGGACTAATAATAAATCTATCATAGACGCATGGGTTCAGATACAATCAAAAGTTAAGGACGTTGCTCTAAAGGCATATCAAGATGCTTTGAAATTAGATATAGCAAAAGAAGTTGCTAGAGTTCTCTTACCAGAAGGCATGACAACTTCCAGAATATACATGAATGGAAGTCTAAGAAGTTGGATGCACTTTATCGAAGCTCGATCTCACGAGTCTGCTCAATTGGAAATTAGAGAGATAGCCAACGAGTGTGATAAAATAATACAAGAGCTATTAGAAGAAATTCCAAAATACTAATAAGGAGTAATAATGGGAAAAGTAGTAAGTTTATATCCAGGATCTACAGCAGGACAGCCTAATGTTCTTTTTGAAAATGCTAAAGATAAGTTTAAAAAAGCTATGGTAATAGGATATGAAGATGATGGGAACTTAATAGGAATGGCTACCTCGGACCTAAAACCAGAGGATATTTTATTTATGATTAAGTTATTTGAGCATAGTCTATTAACTATACCTTTGGAAGATGTATGAGTTTACTTGGAACAAGAGAATATTATAAGCCTTTCGACCATCCTTGGATGTTCGATTATTATGTACAGCAAAATCAAATGCACTGGTTCCCTGAAGATGTGCCTTTACATACTGATGTAAAAGACTGGCAGATACTTAGTGACTCAGAAAAGAATTTATTAACTCAGATTTTTAGATTGTTTACTCAGTCCGATGTAGATGTAAGCACTGGTTATGTAGATAGGTACATGAAGATTTTTAAAAAACCAGAAGCCCGTATGATGATGGGAGCTTTTAACAATATGGAAAGCATACATCAACATGCATATAGCTTGTTGCTAGATACTGTTGGAATGCCTGAAATAGAATACAAGGCTTTTGCTGAGTATGAAGCAATGTCAGATAAACATGATTATATAGATAAAGTAAAAGTAACTAGAAATGATAAAGAATCTATAGCTAAAGCGTTAGCAATATACTCAGGATTTACAGAAGGACTTCAATTATTTTCTAGCTTTATTATTCTTTTAAACTTTTCCAGGTTTGGAAAAATGAAAGGGATGGGCCAGATCATTACTTATAGTATTAGAGATGAGTCTCTGCACGTTGAAGCAATGACTAAATTATTCAGAGAGTTTATTCAAGAAAATCTTGACTTATGGACTGACGATTTTAAGAAAGAAATATATCAGGCATGTAGAGAGATGGTAAATCTAGAAGATAGATTCTTGGATTTAGTATTTGAAATGGGAGACATAGAAGGACTTACTAAATCAAACATGAGCAAGTATATTAGGTATATTGCTGATAGAAGACTACTACAATTAGGATTAAAGCCTAATTATAATGTAAAGGATAATCCTTTGAATTGGTTAGATGATGTACTAGGAGTAGAACATCAGAACTTTTTTGAGGGTCGAGCAACTACTTACATGAAAGCAGGGCTTAGAGGAAACAGTTCTAGGATTAACTTTGTATGACTAAAGAAGCGAACATAATATCGTTTAAAGTTATAATTGACTCGAAAGGATTATTAATGACTGAATACAGTCAGCTTCCTCGTGATAAAATAAAGCAATGTTTTAATCCACAAGATACAAGAATAATAAGAAAAGTATTAGAAGAGTTAGAACCTAAATTAAAAACTCTGCATACAATGCTTGAACAAGAATTGTCAGCACTAAATCACATTTAATTATTTTAGTGACTTAACATTCTGCCAACTACTATTGCCTATGCTTCAGTTTCAATTATTTCAGGTTCTACATCTTTAGTTTTAGTTTCTGTGACCTTTTTTGATTGAGGTGATATACCAAAAAAATCAAGAGCCAGTAAACCTATTACAGCTAATCCAGTAATACTTACAATAATACCCATTTAACTTCCCTTTTTCCATTTTTTAGAAGATGATTTAGTTTTAGAAGGACTCCATTTTACTTTGTTTGCCCAGTAAGCCGCGCTCATTTTACCCTTCTTTATATTCTTAGCGTGACGAGATTTGAATGCTTTTCTTTGTCCGACTGTTTGATTTGTCTTAACTCCTTGTTGACCAAACCTAATAGTTTTAACTTTATCTCCCTCTTTAGCAACAACTACATGAGACTTAGTAGGGTGACTCGGTGTACGTTTTGGTTTATTAAATCCTGACACACCTGCCTTTTTTAATCTAGGATCTCTAGTCTTTCCGCCTTTCTTATAATCGTCACGCATTAGTCTTCCTATATCGTCGAGTTTTCTTTGCAATTTTTTTGGGTTGCTTAGAATGCTGCTTACCTTTTTTGGTATCCTTTCTTTTCTTCTTAGTTGTAGCAGCGTACTCTTTGTCACTTAAAGCAGCTATAGCTTTCTTGGGTAAGTAACGCTCACCTGTTTCAGAACTAGGCTTACCTGACTTAGTACCCCATTGCTGTTTAGTCCATTTTTTTAATGACCTTTGACTTTTTCTAATAGCCATTTGTATTACTTACCTATATGCTTTTTCATCACGGGAAAATCAACAGCTTTACTTGCCCCTTTATGGGGTTTATAACCATCTTTAGGATCTTTCATAATTCTAAAACCTTTACCAGATCTCATCCAATGATATCCTTTTGGAGCGTCTACTTTCATAGTTATGTCTACCTTTAAGTTTTTACCAATGTCGTAAAATTCCACTTATAATAAAAATACAAGTTACTGTATTTAACAAAACAATTACAGTTCTAAACAATGCAACTATATCAGATTCAAAAGAATTGTCACTGGCTTTTTCTCCAAGAGACATACACCATAATTTCCAAACTTTACGCATATGCATTGTTATTTTTTATATCCTCCACCCGCTGCTTTATATTGTTTAGCCAACATCTGAGCTTTTCTCGCACTCCACTGACCAGGTTTACCGCCCTTAGAACCTGCTTTAATTTTGTTAAATAATCTTTTACGCATAGTAGGCTTGGTATAATTACCAGCTTCATTGACTTTACTTTTTTTCTTTTTCTTAGGCGGCATATGGTTTACCTTTTGTCAACTTTTGTTAATCTAAAAGCTCAACATCTTCTTCAACATAAACAGGTTTACAGTAAGCAGTCACATTTACCTGACTACGATCTAAATTGCTATATCTATCTTTAGAACTTACTTGACCGTGTTCAATTGCCTTAGCATAAGAGTTACATTTATATATTGAAGCCCAGTAAGATACATCTGGTTGCTCAACATTATTAATAACAACAATCAATGCAAAAGCCAAAACCATTTAACTCTTACCATTTTTATTCGTTATAGCTTGTGACCCGAAAAAGACTGAGATTATTCCTGCAACTGCTATGTAGTATACAGATGCAATAGATCCCAGTATGTCAGCGGCTTGTTCTAGTTTAAAAAATGAACTGACTACAATAAGGCTAGGGTACAGAAGCATTCCCCATAAGGCGAACCAACACATATGCTTTTGTGCATCAGCCTTTTCATTTGCAATTTCTAAAGCCTGTAACTTTTCAGAAGTTTCTAGCTCCTTATCAGTAACAATACCATCACCATCTGTGTCATATTTTGAATACTTAGAATCTGGCTCTAGTTTTTTAGGGGGATTCATTTTTAAAATGCCTTATATGAAAGTACAACTAAAACTCCTAGAGAGGCAGCTAATGTTATGTATCCTAGTATTTGCAATACTTGTTTTAATTCTTTATCTCTTTGTCGTTGTTTTTCTTTTAACGCTTTTATTCGTTTTTCATGGGCTAATCTGGATTCTTCTACACGATTCATAATCTCTTTGTAGTCACCAGCTAACCCTTGCATCAACATAATATCTTTTAACTGCTGATTAAAAGTAGTCAGTTGTCTCTTAGCTACTTGAAGCTGTAAAGAATCTTGGACACTCATCTTTCCAACATGCTTTGCTTCAGTTTTTAAAACTGCATCATTAGCTTTAGCAAAGCTGCCTACAATATTTGCAAAAGAAGAAGCGTTATCTTTAGTTTCTTTAGCTAAAGCTATGGCATCGTTTAAGCCTTTAACTAAAGAAACACAGGCAGCTATTTCTCCGATCATTTTATTTCTTCTTTAACGAAAGAAGACGATCAACTCCTTTTATTCCAAATGAAGCTGAGATACAAATAAAAAGTAAATATTGATAATAATCAGGAAGTTCATCTAAAGCTTGAAATGCTAATTTAGTTCTTTCGATTATGGAGGGATCATCAACAATAATACTATACCCTATCATAAAAATAGGTACGCTTAATACCAAAGTCCAGAATTCGTCTTTCCAGGAATTAGCTGATGCATCTGCCATCTTAGCTTCCCAGTCTGCTTCGTTTTGAATGACCTGCATCTTTGCATGATGCTTTGCTTGAGCCATCTCGTTTCTGTTTTTTAATACAGTTCCTACTACATTAGTAACAGGACCTATTAAAGCATTTAACCAAGCCATATCAAACGCCCTCTAAGCGTCTACAGAGCCTCTCAGCCCTATTCGTTACCTGACGATACCATTTAGAATCACGAGCTTCTAAAGCTGCTTCAGCCCATCTATGAGCTTTTAAATGTCCTAGTGTTTTCTTAAATTTTGAAAACCTGGGTCGCCCTAAATTAAACATCATGTTTATACAAACTTCTTGAACTTCAGCAGGAAACTCTTCCCATAAATCATCTTCAAAAAGTATTTTGCATTCGTTAATAGAAGTTCCTAAATCTTTTTCAAAAGCTTCATAAACTTTTTCTTCAGGAATAGGAGTTCCTTCAGGCTTTCCATATTCATCATCGTCCTCAGTTATAAGGTGTCCGATACCATAAGTAAGAAAACCTAAATGATCTTTATAAATGCTATATTCTATACCTTCATCTTGCTGTAACTGCTTAAATAATTTTTCTACATCTTCCATTAATCTACACTTTCCTTAAAGAATTTAAAATTTTTCCTCCGCCGTATCTAAATGCTCGTGGATCGTCTCTATCAAAATTAGATGCTGTGGACATTTTAAATTGCTCTGGTTCAAAAGCTACATAAGAATAATTTTGCCAACTCTTTATTTTTCCTTCTGATGAATTTTTGTATTTAAAGGAATCAAAACCTTTACTCTGTAAAAATTTTTTAAATAATATATTAACTTTAGATTTATGGATATGTTCAGCTAACTCTTGAGCATCATCACTTAATTTGTTGTTATGTAAAACACGAAAATATTTTCTAAGAGAAGGTTTAATTACTTCAGCTACTTCACGGTCTAATTCTTCTCTTGAATATGACTTAGATTGTTTTGATATTGCATCATAAACTTTATCTCTATCAGCCGGAGAAGTTAAAATATTTATTGCATCCCAACTGCCAAAATCAACATCCATAACTAAGGGATTTTTAATATTTAAATATCCACGTTTTATTTCTGGATGGAATGTTTTAAACATATTTTCAAAGTCTTCACTATCAACAGGAAACAATTCAAAGTTTTCTGAAAATATATGTGCCTTGGCATATCCCTCGGCCCTGCCTACTCTAGCTATTAATATATCTTTAGCTTGTTCTAAAGTTCCATAGTGCGTCCCTATTTCTCTAGGGAATGCAAAGTTCATTTCAAAATCTGTTTCTATTCCATCACCAGTAGACCGATATACAGGAGTCTTTATTTCAGAATCCTTTATAAATTCTTGAAGCTTTCTTTTACGAGGGCCTTCTTCAATACTGTCAATTACAGGTCTATCAGTCCTAGGCATTCTACGAAGAAGATTATTAAACTCTGAAGATGTTTTAGTATCAACTAAATCTTCATCTGTACTTGTTCGTATTTCTTCAATAGCATTTCTAAGTTTAGTCTCTTCTATTTGTGGAGAAGTTTCAATGTCTGCTATTTTTCCTTTCCTAACACGATCAGCAAAGTTCCATAAGGATCTAGACTTAACAAAAGAATCTTCGGGGATTTCCCTGGCCCCAAAAGAATCTAAAACTTGTTCTATATCAATATCTAAATCTTCTGGTTGAGTAAAGCTTCGACCTTCCATAACTGCTTTAACTCTATCTTCAACAAATACTTCTTCTTCAGTAGGAGAATTGGCTGTTACATAAGCCCTTCTCTTTATTTCATCAGCAGCATTTTCAGCAGCTTCATCATCTAAATCTTTTACAGATAAGTTTTTTATAATTTTAGCAAGGCTTCCAATAAGCTTCCCACCTATTGATAAACCTAAACGCTCGATTGGATCTTCTGCCTGTTCTTCGTAGGGTCTGCCAGTTAATTTATCAACTCTTTCTCTAGGAATTTCAGGAGCATTAGGAACTTTAAAAAACTCTACAATGCCACCATCAGAATAACTACGTTTTATTTCAAAAGGTTTGTCTCTTTCAGGGACTATAGCATCTCTTATTTTTTTATCTATTTCTTTAAGAATATCATCATATTCTTTTTTAGTTTCTTGTCCAAGAACAGGGCTAATAGCTGCATAAGGTATACCTTTTTTACCTACTACTTGTGCAGGAAATGCATCAAGTCTCATAGCTCTATAGATATCTCCTACTATCGGACCACCTAATCCTGTAACAAAAGCACCACTACTTTGATAATACTCGGAAGCTTTAGAAGCTCTTTCCAATTGATCAAAAGGGAGTCCATTGCCTCCCCATCTAGCAATAGCTTCCATAATAATTTCTTCATCAGTTTTATCTTTCCTATTTTGACCATGAGATCTAATATGATTAGTAGCTGCTGCCATACCTGTCATAATAATAGCCGTGGACGCAATCTTAGGAAGATTTCCTGTTGGATCTTTAACAGTATCAGTAATAAACTTTTTTAAAATAACATTAGTAAAGGCAGAAGGATATCCCATTAATTGAAATAAAATAGAAGTCCTAGGATTACTCATAATGTTAGGTTTAATGCCCGCTTCTGGGCTAGGATTTAAAATAACCTCATTAGTATAACGTCCAGCGGCTTTTATAATATCATTTTGATAAAAATCGTCGCTTCGTTTAGCTCCGGCGTTATACCAATCTAAAGCTTTATCTACATCAATTCCAAGATCTGTAAGCTCATCAATCTGTAACTGTGTCCTGGCTGTAGGAGAATTTATAGCTCCTGCTATCTTACCTAAGTTATCATTTATTAATTCTTTAGCGGTAGTAAAAGAAGTAAGCTGAACAAATTTTGTCCATTGATCAAGAAGATTAGTTCTAAAAAATGCATTATTAATTTTTCTTTGCCAGTTACTAGAAAGAGCTTCTCCCGATAAACGCTCTGCTCCATCCGCTAAAGCCTGTTCCATCGCAATACTTACTTTATTCATTTCTTTAAAAGCTTCAGACTTAGTTAATCCTTTAGTCATCAAGTCTTCTACAGTATCATCAGTAACACTAGTTAAAGCTGTTTTAAATGCCTTTGCAAAACCTACTGTAGAGTTTTTAAGACCTGCTTTAGATATATTAATAGCTATCTCTGTTAAACTAGAAGCTGTAGCTAAAGGTAAAAGAGCAAGTCTAGTACCTAATACATACCAATCAAGACCTGTTTGGAGTCCGTCACCATACCTATTAATACCTTCACCCGTTGCAGTTCTATAAACGTCTAAGATAGCTTCCTGTTCTCTTGCAGTAAAAGCCTTTTGACCAGACTCTCTCATTTCTCTATTTATCTGGTCTACCCAAAGTTCTTTAAAGCCTTTGATATCTCTTACACCAAAAACTTTAGTTTTAGCAATAGTCTTTGAAGTCTGAGCAGTATAAGAATTAAGTAAACTATCAAGACTATTATCTAAGAAACTTTCAAATGGAAGATCATCTGCTATGTTTAATGTTCTAGAAGAAAAGAAACTACTATTTGCACCTAAGTCAACTCTATTTTCTATGTCTAACATATCTGAAATAAAAGTATTGACATTATCTCTGTCTAGCAGTATTTCTTTTTTTGAACCTTTAGGAATAAAGGTAACTCCATTTTCAATAAGCGCATCTGCAAAAGCATTTTGATTATTTAAAATAGCTTTTCTATCCCACATTCTAGGAACATAATCTTTAACAGGCTGATCCATAATTCCATAGCCAACAAGATCATCTCCTATCTCATCTAATACTTTTCTAATTTCACCAGCGGCTTTTTGAACTTCATCAGATTGTGTTGTATCTCCACGTAAAGACCTTATAACATTTCTTTTTGCTTCATCTAAAGCATCACCTTTTAAATGTAAATTAAAAGGCTCTAAAGCTTCTCTAATTCGTAATAGTCTTTCTCCTCGAATATCACTAAAGGTTTCAAAAAAGTCTCGATCTTCTATTTTACTTTCGCCTTTCCAAGACCTTCCTAAATCATATCTAAATTTCTTTTGAAGCATTGCAGCAGTCTTAGAAAATTTAGTATAGGAGTCAAGTATAGATGCTGGCTTTTCAATAAAAGCTCTAGTAGGAGATAAACCATGAAGGGTTCTACGAATTTTATGACGTATAGCTGATTGTATTTTTGCCCCTGACGCTCCTTGATTTTCTTTTATCGCCGCTCTAACAGCATCATAAAGCTCACCTTTAGTCTTTTCTCCACCACCATATTTTTTAGCAAGAGACTCGGCTTGTTCTTCAAATATTTCTTCAAACTCACCTTCAATAGTAGACCCGCCCCTAGGTAAAGCATTCGCAGCAAAAGAATAAGAATCATTCATAACTTCTACAGTTACGTCTGCGTCTATTTGATCTCCTATTTCTTCTTCATCTACCGCTCTATTTAAAGTTTTCTGTCTAGTTGCACTAGGTTTAGTAACTCCAAGATATCTTCCTGCGGCTCCTCCTAGTA